GATTGATAACATAGGAGCGGGAGACTATGGAAAATCGTGTTTTTCGTGAACTTACCTTGAAATGGCAAGGTAAGGAATACAAAGTAACGCCATCAATGTCGCTGTTGCGGTCTATCGAAATGGGCGACATTTCATTTATGGATATTGCCTTGCGAACAACGCAAGGTCGCCCGCCGTTTTCTCATTTGGCTACAGTTGTGGCTAAATTGCTGGAAGCGGCTGGCGCAAATGCTAGTGAGGAGGCTGTCTATATGTCTCTGACTGGCGGCAAAGAAGAAGAAACAACTTCATTGATTACGGCTGCAATGATCGCTTTTGCGCCGCATATTAACGAAGGAGACGCGGAAAAAAAGGACGCCGCCCGGACTCCGGCCAAAAAATAGAGCCGGGAAAGGTTTCGCCTCTTAATTGGAACCAAATGTATCTTCATGCCAGATCATGGGGAATACAACCTTCAGAATTTTGGGCGATGACGATAAACGAATGGTGGCTTGAATACGACAGCAAATTGGAGAATGACACTAGCAAATATGCTGGTAAACTAACTAAAAGCGATGTGGAAGAACTAAAAGACTGGATGGAAAAGCGCGATGGCCGCACCCGAAATGCAAGTTAAGGTCAGCGCGGATACGGCTGAATTGCAACGCGCCCTGTCTGCCGCTGAAAAAGCGGTGGCAGGGTTTGTTGCTGGTGTTAGCGCAATCGGAGCAGCTATTGGCATTGCTGTTAAAAATGTAGTCAACGCCGCCGATGAAATGACGAAGCTGGCGCAGAAGACCGGCATTGCAACAGCAGAATTACAAACATTAGCTCACGTTGCCAGTTTGTCAGGCGTATCTGCTGGACAAATGCAAACGGCTGTTGCTCGCCTCACGCGCGGCATGGCAGACATGGCTCGCGGTGGGTCTAGTGAAGCCGCCCGCGCTATGAAGGCAATCGGCGTTGAAAGCACAAACGCTGATGGCTCTATGCGTAATACGTCAGAAGTTCTTGCTGACATAGCGCAGAAATTCTCAGGTTATCGTGACGGCGCAGAAAAAAGTGCGCTGGCCATGTCTATTTTCGGACGCTCTGGCGCTGAAATGATCCCGCTATTGAACGGCGGACGCGCGGCTATTGAGGACGCCAGAAAGGAACTTGAAGATTTCGGCGCAAAGGCCAGCACACAGTTAGGAAAGGATTCAGAAAGGTTAAATGATAACCTTTCGCGCATGGGGACATTCTTCCAAGGCATCGCAGTCCAGATTGCTGAACGTGTCGTCCCGGCCTTGGCTAATGCTTCGGACGCTATTGTTAAATGGCTTCGTGAAAGCGGCTTCGCTATCAGCGTCGGAAATGCGCTCGGCGCAATGTTTGAAAATCTTGAAAGCATAGTAACCGTTGCTGGTGCGGCAATGGCGGTGGCGTTCGGTCCAGCTATTATTGCGAGTATTGTAGCGATTACAAAAGCGTTAACGGTCGGCTTGATTGGTGCTCTTGGCGCGGTTGCGGCATTTCTTGTAGCTAATCCGATTACTGCAACCTTTATTGCTGTGGCACTCGCCGCTAAGGCTATGGGTATTGATGTAGTCGGCATTATTAAGACAGTCGTCAATACAATTATCGGATCATTTCACGCGGCTAGCATTGATATTAAATTTGTGCTTGATAATTGGAAAAATATTGCTGGCGCTGCAATGGTTGAAATGGTCAATGTGGTAATTGGCGCTATCAATGAAATGATTAGATTGATACAAAAAGGATTTAATGTTGTAATTAAGGGAATGAATAAATTCCCCGGAGTGAAAATTGAGCCTTTTGACGTAGATGAAGATGCAATTGACAAGATAACGAATGATTATGCAAACGCCCTTAAGCCTGCTCTTGAAAAAAGAAACAGGGAAATTGGCGAAGCTATGGGGAAGGATTATGTAGGCGCGTTTATTGATCGCATCAAAAGCCTTGCTGGGACTGTTGCAGACGCAGCAGGTGCCGCATTAAAGCCTCCTCCTGTTGTCCCCGGCAAGCCCGGCAAAGCTGGTGCAGAAGAAGAAACAGACAAAGAGGAGGCCGAACGCCTGCGCGAGCGTTTGGAGCGACGACTTGAAATGGTCCGTCAATCTGTTCTGACTGAAGAACAATTGATGATCCACAAATATCAAAAGGCGCAGGAACTTGCCAAGCAAGCCTTTGACCTTGATATGATCATTTATGCGGATAATGAAGAAAAGAAGCTGCAAAAGACAATGGAATATCAGGCTTTGCGCGAGCAGCTTGAGCAAAAACACTTGCAAAACCTTACAGCCATGCGCGCTGCGGCTGATGCAAAATCGTTGAATAATCTGGCATCGTTCTTTTCAGGCGCGCAGGCGCTCGCCAGTTCAAATGGAAATAAGTCATTTAAAGCCGCAAAGGCGTTTGCAATCGGTCAGGCTATTCTTTCGACAACGGCGGCGGCAATTCAGGCAATGGCTGATCCTATGGCCCTTTCGCCATTCCAGAAATTCGCCAATTACGCCGCGGTTCTGGGCAAAGGCTTGTCGGCAGTGGCGTCTATCAAATCAATGCAGCCAACTGGTGGCGGTGGTAAAGGTGGCGGCGGAGGTGGATCAATGCCAGCATCAACAGGTGGTGGCGGCGGAGGAGCGGGGTCTTCTAATGGTTCCGGCATGGGCAACGCCGTCTATATCAATCTGCAAGGTCAATCTTTCGGGCGTGATCAGGTCCGTGCCTTGATCGAGCAAATCGCCGGATACCAAAAAGACGGCGGACAAGTGGTGTTTGCATCATGAGCATTATATTTTCGCCAAGCCTTCTTGTAACTCCGCCTTTGGTAACTCCGGGGCGGAATTGGGTTGAATTAACTACGGCAAACGCGACGTTTGTCACATTCCAAAATATTGGCAATCAAACTGTATATTTAAAGGGAACAGTTGGAGCGACCGCGCCAATCAATGATAACGGCTCTCTTGAATTTCCGCAGGCGGCGCAAGCCGTTTCGTATGCGTTGGCGGATATGTTTCCGGGCATATCAGGCGTTAATCGTCTTTGGGCTTATGCAAATGCCGAAACTTATGTAACAATCAGCCACGCTCCCTCCACGAATAGAACAGTCACAGTCGGCCCGTCCGTTGGCGCAGAGGATTTGAATGCGCCAATATTCGGATATCAGAATTTCGTAACTGTTGCAGGCATTTCGGCGGACACTGAAAACACGCTTTATCCGGCAACCAATCTGGCCAATGTTTCGACGGCTTCCTTTTGGCAGGCCGACGATACGACAGCCCAGACGATTGAAATCACCATCAATCCGGCGCAAAAGATTGATTATGTGGGAATTGCTGTTCATAATTTTGCGACCGCCGGAATTAGTGTTCAGATCGAAACGCAAGAGGGTTCTGGCGATCCATGGGTTGAAGTGATTGCAGACGCTATTCCAGACACTAATTCAGCGCTGATTTATAGATTTCCAGAACAGACGGCATTCGGCGTTCGCATCAATCTTGGCGCGGGCAGCGTCGAAGCGCAAGCGGCTGTGATCTACACTGGCAAATTGCTTGTATCTCAACGCCGGATATTTGTGGGCCACAAGCCGATTACTCTTAACCGTCAAATTCAGGTGGTGAACGGCCAAAGCGAAAGCGGAAACTATCTTGGTCGGATTATTACTGGGTCCAATCTGACAACAAGTGTTTCGCTATCTCATCTCACACAGGATTGGTATCGCGCTTACTTCGATCCGTTCACTGTTGAAGCCCAAACTGTTCCATTCTTCTTTGGCTGGCGTCCCTATCAATACCCGGCAGAATGCGCGTTCGCATGGCTTACTAATAACCCGGAACCATCAAACATGCTGCCAAACGGCATGATGCAAGTCGATCTTGAAATGGCGGGCGTATCATGAGCAACCGCCGCATACTTGTTTATGTGGAAGTTGAGCAGGATTATTGCGCGCTGACTTATGGCGTTGCACCTTGCACGGCATCTATTCCAACAACTGGTTCTGCGAAGTGCTATAATACGCGCAAGACATGCCAAGATTTGCCGAACTTTGACAGCGATCCTATTACGCTGCGCTTCGGGCTTGATGTTGATTATCTCCCGCGTGAAATCGCTTGCATTCCGTCAATCGTTGACTGGAATGTTTCGCCCGCAATTATTTCGCTCGGTGAGGATTTGGGCCTTCGCGCTGAAATGAAAGTAACATTAAAAGATCATCCTTGGAGCGATACAGGTCCGGGCGGCGACAAATACCTTGCTGATAGGACTTATAACCCTTTTACGCTTGGCACGTTCTGGGGAAAATGGCGGGCGCGAGTGCAATTCTTGCGGGGCCGAAATATCCGCCTCATTGTCGGCTATGAAGGACAATCGCTTGCTGAAATGGAAACTCGGCATTTTATTGTCGAAGCGTTTGATGGTCCCACAACAAGCGGGACATTTACAATCACGGCTAAAGACCCGTTGAAAATGTTAGATGGAGATCGGGCGCAAGCGCCTGCGCCTAATAACGGGTTCCTGATTTCCGACATTACAAACGTTGCAACTAGCTTTACGCTTTCACCGACTGGTGTCGGCGATGGCGAATATCCGACAAGCGGTTATATAAATATTGGCGGTTCTGAAATTGTTGAGTTTACAAGATCAGGTGATGTGGTAACGCTTGTTGCCCGTGGCCAGCTTGGCACAACTGCGAATGCACATTCCGCACAAGATCGAGCGCAGGTCGTTTTGTATTATCCCGGCGACGATCCGGCGGACATTATTTATGATTTAATGGTGAATTATGCAGGAATGAACCCTGATTGGATCAATCTTGAAGATTGGCAATTTGAAACTGAAAATTTTCTGCGTCGAGTGTTTTCGACAACCATCGCTGATCCAACTAGCGTTAAAAAGCTGATAACCGAAATGGTTCAGCAAGCAGCGCTTTCGATCTGGTGGGATGAAATCAATCAAAAAATCAGGCTTCGGGTGCTGCGTTCTATCAGCACAGACGCAACACAGATTGGGCCTGATATTATCCAGCGCGGAACATTTAGGACGCAAGAACAGCCGGATAAACGCCTTTCGCAGGTATGGGTTTATTACGGTCAGCGCAATCCTCTTACCAAGTTGGAAGAAGAAGACAATTATCGTTCTTTGGCTATCACGATTGATAGTGATTCAGAAGTCAATTATGGCTCGCCTGCCATTCGTAAAATCCTTTCGCGCTGGATTGCGTCGGGCGGGCGCACAGTTGCCACCCGTGTTGGCGATATTGTGCTGGGCCGGTATAAAAATCCGCCGCGCAGGTTCAACTTTAGCCTATTGCGCGATGCTTTTTCCATCGAGGCAGGACAGGGCTATCGCGTAAAATGGTGGACCATTCAGGACGAAACAGGCGCTCTAAGCAATGCGCCGATGCAGGTCACGCGATTGCAACCATCTGACGGCATGATTGATATTGAGGCCGAAGAACAGCTTTTCGAAATCCTTGATCCTGAAGATTTGGATAATCGCACAATCATATTTGACGCCAATATTCTTGATGTGAACCTTCGCACTATTCACGATCAGCTTTATCCTGAACCGGAAAGCGGCGATACCTTTACCATCCGCTGCTATATCGAAACAAATGTTGTTGTTGGCGCCAGCACAACGGCAAATGCGGCGTTTATTGTTGGAACTTGGCCATCTGGCGTTACGGTCGAAATTTATAGCAATGGGCGGATACAAGGCGCTGGCGGCAAGGGCGGCAACGCTGGCAAGGATGGTGGCGTAGCGGCGGAAGCAGGTTTTCCGGGTGGATTGGCTCTTTATACCCGCAAGGCCATCACTTTCGACAATCTCAACGGAAAGATTTACGGCGGCGGCGGCGGTGGCGGCGGTGGACGCATTCAGGCCGGAACGAAACACGCCGGTGGCGGCGGCGGCGGTGCAGGCTTCGTTGGCGGCGCAGGCGGCGCGACTGGTAATGGTGACAACAATGCAGGACAGCCCGGAACTCTTGACGCTGGCGGCGCGGGCGGCGAAGCAACAACGTCACAGGCGTATGATGGCGGCAATGGTGGTGCACCAGCAAGCGCTGGTGATGCCGCTCAAAGCGGACTTCCAATTGGCGGCGCTGCTGGCAGCGCTATCGACGGCGATAGCTATATTACATTCTCCGCGCTTGGCGACATCAAAGGAACGAGGGTAAACTAATGGTCGATTATGCTCGCTTTCAAAGATATGTGGTTGATGATAATGGCGATATTGTCGCCTCGCCAACAGTCGAGGTGCGCGATCAGGTCACGAACGCGCTCGCCACAATATACACCAATCGAGACGGCTCGACTGCTCTCGCAAATCCTTTTACCGGCACAGCAGAAGGACTGGCAGCCTTCCATGTGGCAGGCGGGTCTTATAAGATCACAGCCACAAGCGGCGCATTTTCGGCTGAATGGACATGGGTAGGAATTGGAACGGCTCAAGAATATGATTTCACTGATGTTCAGGATTATGTAGACACGCAGATTGCAAATGCGACCATTGGGCTTCGCGTTGATAATGGCGCAAGCGTTATTTCCACCGGAATTCAAGGCAATATTGTTGTGCCATTTAATTGCGAAATTCTAGAATATACGCTGTTAGCTAATGAAAGCGGTTCGATTGTAATAGACGTTTGGAAAGACACATACGCCAATTATCCGCCAACGGATGCGGACAGCATCACAGCAAGCGCGCCTATGACAATTTCTTCATCCACAAAGGGACAAGACAGCACATTGACGGGCTGGACAGTCGCGCTATCGGCTGGCGATATTCTGAGATTTAACGTAGATAGCGTTACAAATATCAAAGCCGTGGACATTAACATTTTAATCGCGAGAACCTAATGGCCACGAAAACTATTCTTCTAACGTCCGGGTCATCATGGACAGTCCCGGCTGATATATCGGCGCTGAATACGATCATTTGTATTGGCGGCGGTGGCGGTGGCGCGAGATATATTTCTGATTATCCAATGCACGGCGGAGGTGGCGGCGCTATTTCAATTTCAGAAAATTTTAATTTTACTGCTGGAGGAACAGTCTATTATTCAGTTGGAGGGGGTGGCGCTGGTGCAACAGTTGCCAATACAAACGGAGGAAATGGTGGCGATACTTGGTTGAATTGGAACACTAGCACAAACACATCTAATAACACTGCACCAACATCAAACACAACAGGCGTTCTTGCAAAAGGCGGGTCTGGATCAACAATCACTAGTCCATACATTGGAAATGGAGGATCATCTACTCTTGGATTCGGCTCTACTCGTTATAGTGGTGGAGCCTCAATATATGGTCCATTATACATTGAAACATCTGGCTCTGGTGGCGGATCAGCGGCAACCGCAATTTCGAATGGAAATAATGGCGGATCATCGCAGTATGCCGATAGCTATTACGGGAACGGAGGAGGCGGTTCTAATGGGGCTGGTGCGAATGGAAACAATATTGCAAGCGGCGCTGGCGGCGCAAATACTGATAGCGTTCAAGCGGCGTCTATCAATACTCTAAATGCAAGCGGCAATGCCGGGACGAAATCAGGTGGTGGTTCAGGCGGCGGAGCATCTTCTAGCGCAACAGTGGCTGGCGTTGGCGGAGCCGGTGGCGCTGGTCAGCAATACGCGATTACAGCGGGCGGGACAGCAGGCTTTGGAGGTGGTGG